CTTCAATGGCACTGTGGCATGAGTTTTAGTTTTTAGGCTGACATAAGAGATCATTCCACCCACTATATTACGGTTGTTCAACCGTGTATAGTCGCTATGACGGCAACCGGTAAAGGCTCCTATTAAAAATTGTGTGCGTACCAATTGTTCGTTGGCATTCTTGGGAACATAGGTGATAATTTGTTCAAGTTCTTCATCAGTAAGCCAAACATTAGTGCTTCTCACATTTTTTACTGAAAGGATTTTATTATAGTCTTTAGGTAGCTCAACCTCTTCATTATACAAGTTCAATACAGCTTTTAATTTGGCGGCATATTGGCGAACAGAGTTTGGTGCCAGCCGTTCTTCCATATAATCAACAAAAGCCTGCAATCGGACTTTTGAAAGATTCTCCCATGTTGCCGGGCAATCGTTCGCCTTACTATACATGTTGAGTATAATTTCATATTTGGGGTATTTTACCAAAAATGCTGTACGTAAATCTTTCATTTTTATTTCATTTCTTTATTCCAACTATCATAAATATCTTCCCAATTATCACCTAAGCCAACCCTTATGCCGAAAGCGTTGTAACATTGTTGTACCGTTTCTTTCGGTGGTAAATATCTCCCGTCACTTAACATTATATAGCCTTCGTTTATTTCTTGTTGTAGCAAGTTTATATCTACTGGCATAATTTCATCAGGGAACAGCACCACGTTTCCTTTACTCGTTTGATAACTGACTCTTGGTAGTTCAAAATGCCCTCTCTGCCCAGTCAATAAAGAACAGATTCCGATTTCTCCGGTAATGAGATGAACTTCCGTGTTTGGCGCATTTATAACCATAAAATAGGCGTTATCGTCATTTTGGAAATGATTTACTACTCTGCCAACCCTTTCTGTATCACATCTTCTCATTCTCTCGTCCCAAAGATGTCCCATATCATCATGGAATCGGATATAATCTCTTACTTTATCCCATGTTCTTACAGACAGAAATTTCATAGCAGGTAGAGTAAGAGTTTTTTCTACACCATTATCATATTTAAGTTCATGGGTAAAGTAATGTTTTCGTGAGCCGGTAATGTGTATATCCGTAACATCAAAGTTTTCATCATATCCGTTTTCGGTGGAATATTCTTCAAGAACAACAATATCACTCTGTACGATTTCATCAACTATCTTTTGAAACTCATTATAGGGCATTGGTTAGCAGGTTTTCGGTATTCATGTTGTCCTGCATGGGTATTTGTGCAACAAGTCTTATTGGGTATTCATTATGTTCTGTACCGTAGCACATATTCTCCACAATACCACAATTAACCTTCCCACATCTTTCATGAAAGAAGTCCATTGTACGCAATACATCTTGGTTGCTTAATTTCGTGGGTTGGGTGACAAACAGCACATAACTTACTTTTACCCTACTAAGAAGTTCTATATGCACGTTTGTAACACTTGGAGGCGTGTCAATAAGAACATAATCCGGGTTGATAGAGTGTATTTTCTTTTTAGCCAGTTCAAGATATTGCCTTACCATTGATTTTTCCAAGTAAATAAACTTGGAAAACATATTTCCAGAAGAGTGTACCCAAATCATTTCATGCGGATGATCGCCTTCAAATTCGGTGTTCATTGACGGGGTGTTTATATCTGCATCAATGATAAACACCTTATTCCCTTGTTTTGCAAGTAATCTTGCTATATTTGCGGTTGTTGTGGTTTTGCCTACGCCGCCTTTGCCTGAATATATTATAATAGCTTTCATATCAATTAAATATTTGGTTCAATAAATTCTATATTAGCCATTCGCATTTCATCTTCAAACGTCCATTTGTAATTGTGATTTTCCCAAAATGAAGCATATTCACAACCACGGCAAGTAACGGAATATCGGCCTTCTCCTATTTTTCTTGCTTTACAAACATCACGGAAAATCCGATTATCTATCGGAAAGTCTGTAAAACATACGATCTCTTTTCCTTCATCCAGTAGCTTTTTAAGAAGCTGATAGTCACGACTGGTTTTATATGGCATATTCATGGTTGGACTCCTTCTTTCATCAATTCAGGATTATCAAAAGCATTTCCTATCACTTCACATCTATCGCTGACGTACCACAACGGAGTAAAGCCACATGCCTTGTTCTTGTAGCAAAACATACCTTTATGAAATAATACCTCAACTGTAAATTGATAGGAGCTTTCACTTTCATGAATCAGTATTAGATCATGTTCGAAGATGCTATTACCGTTCTTATCGGTTATTTCGCTGAACTGACAGACTGTTTCGGGAATAACACCAACCCACTTGTTGGGTTCTACTTCAAAGAATACATTGTACATCTTTCTTTTGATGGTTCCATAGGAAATGGTCATACTCTTTACCCATTCACCACCGTTAACCCTTTTCGCTCTAAATTTTATCATTCTCATATAAATATCCAATTAAGATTCAAGTTTTTTAATAAATTCATTTAATCTATCGGCTGAATAATCGGTACCACCAATTATGAAGTAACCATCAACAGCAAATTTGAATGCTTCAATGGCTTTTTGTCTCATTCCTTCTTCGGCTATCGCTATTGCTGCATAGGCTTTTGCTTCTGATATGGCATATTGCACATAGCCGGTAGAATCCATCCGGTTGTCACTTTCCAAATCCAAAGTGTTACGTCTGATATAATCTTTTGCTTTTTGATTCATAATTATGCTAAAATTGCTTTATTTGTTTTCTAAATTCGTTCCATTCGTTGTTGGTAAAGTTGAAAAGAGTCTTTTTGCCTTTTTCTTCCCAATCACTTATGGCATAACCTACTAAATAAACTTTTTTAGTGCTGAAATCAAATCCCGTCACCCTATAACGTTTCTCATTATCCCGGTACATTGCCCCTTTGCATAACCTTCTGCCTTTGGAGTCTATGAAGGGTTTAATATTGCAGAATGCTTCATAGCTTTGGCAGGCTGAAATATTTCCCGAAGTAACAGCTTTCCGATAGAAATTTTCACCATAGCCCTTACCGTTGGCGTTGACTCCAAACCAGTAACCACCGCTGAATTTTGAAAATATATTCTGAAAATCCTCTTTATTGAATTTCATTTGAGATATTATAGCCAACTTTACTGCTTCATACATGGCTATGTTGACTCGTAAATAAGAATCAGTCTTTTCATTGTTCCAAACAAATTCTATCAGTTCAAAAGCTTTTGATTTTTCATTCATACTTTTGGGTATTTTCCTTCTCCTTTCGGATCAGTTCATTAATAAATTTACTCATGTTCGGTTGCTCTCTGACAAAATCAACCAAATCAATATCCAGTCTAATAGCATAGACCTTACTTTTCGTAACCGGTTTGTTTCGGCGATAACTTCTTTTGGCTTGTTTATTCTCTTCCATAATAATTCATTGATATATGTAATAATTCGTTTGAAATGGCTGTAATTTAGGCTTGTTTGCCTCTTTTGTTCCGTCTCTGATTCGATGATTACCTTTGGTGTGAAAACGTCTGAAATCGCCCCAAAATAGTTCATCTGCATTTGCCTTTGGTCGGATTGTTCCCCAAACATATCGCCGTAATAGTTCGGGTAACATCATGGAAACAAACAGTAACGCTATACATTGGTGATTCAATAGTTTGGGCACAACGATTCGGCTGATAGTTCGTTCATGTTTATGTATGAAGATAGGCACCGGAAAAACCAAAGGCCGATCAATATACAATAGTTCGGGTGTGTATGCGCGTACTGGTTCATCCTCTGTTATTGGTTCGGGTACATTTGCGTTTGTTTCTTCGCTTACTGATTCGGTTAATAGTTCAGGCAAAGAAATGCCGGATAGTTCGGTTAACATTGTTAGCCTCTGTAATGCTTTGTTTATTTGATCCTGATAAAACCAACGGGAAATAAAATCTATCAGAGCTACCAAAGCAAAGACAAACGCCGGTGTTTTCGTTTGTGCATCCACATATAAGGCCGGTAAATGTTTTTCCGGTTCTCTTACCGGTTCTTTTTCCGGGATGATCGGAGCTTTGGCGCGATCTAAAGCCTTTATATTACATTTTAAGTTCGGGCAAATAGAATCATTTATAAATGCAGGCATAACCACACCTATACGTGCCGCCTTATCATCGAAGACCGCCGCCCGATCAGGTGCCACCAGCCATACGCCACCAGTCCAGCCGGAAAGCAAAGGGATAACGTTTGATGCAAAGAAACCTAACTTTATATCAATTAAAGCGGCTTTTTCCAATGTTACACAAAGTTCTTTGTGTCCGTTACTGTCTGCGTCATTATAAGATAAATAAACTTTGTTCTCTCCGGCAATAGTACGAAGTGAGAAACCGCTTTTTTTGTTCCGTTTGGCTATTTCTTTTACAAAACCGGCAACCGCTTTTAATTCGCTTTTCTGAATCTTTATAAATCCGTCTTTTGAAAGATTGGGATATACAAGCCGGTAATTAGGGAAATATCCGGCAAAATCACAAATAAAGGTTTGTTTTTTATCGTTGGTTATTTCTGTAATATTGCCGCCTTCCTGACTGCAAACACAAACAGAGCACCGGCCAACCATTTCTTTTAAATGTTTGGGATTGATAAATAATTTCAGACCGTCAGGCAAAAGCCCGGATGTTTCAATAATTACGGGATATTCTTTTAATGTACGCCCGTCAGAAGCAACTAAAGCCGATTTGTAAGGATCAAGATAAATATAATTAAATGCTGGTCTTAGAGAATCTTTTGTTACTAATTTAGTGATATTTAGATGTTCCTTTGTAATCCACATATCAAAGGAGCAAACAATATTTTCACGCTCTTCTATTTTGGTAAACCTTGTTTTATTGGCTTGTTTGGTGCCTATCAGCTTTTCAAATTGCCAAACAAGATTAAAAACCTGATCCACT